CCGTATAGATACATTTTTGCTGTAAATGATAAAGTGTACATAATAACTCGTCTTTCAGTAAATGTGCCGTCATAACTATCTTCATATGATACATCACCTAAAACAATAGGCACGTCTCTTACTACTTCTAATTGTGGCATAACATTTAAGGTTATAGTATAATCTGGTTGAAACATTGGTAGTATTTGTTCTACTACTTGTAATGCGTCTTCACTATTTTTTGCCATTGCAAATAAATTAAAACCAACATTGTAAGGAACAGGCATGTAAGAATTTTGTAATGACTTACTATCTGCACCTTTTACTTTTTTAAATTTTTGTATTCTATTTAATTTTCTCGCTGGGTCATATGACAAAGTTGTCATTTCAAAACCTATACGAGGTAATGTCAATGCTGTTGTTGTTGTATTTTCTGCTGTTCTAGCAGAATCCTGATCTATACGAGTTAAGAATTTTTGTTTTGGTCCATATGCCAAAGGTACTTTCATTTTTTGTATTGTTTTACCTGAACTGTTTTTACGATAAACGTAAATGTCATTGAATAAAGTACCAAATGCAACAACGGTCTTTCTAATCAATTCATGGTATTGTGCGTCTTTAAACATTATATCTCCTAATTACTTGGATCACCAAATGGATTTTTTTCTGTGAAATCAAAGATATCGTTATCTGGGTCGAAATCATCAAGTCCAGCAGCTGCGTCAAAAGCAGCATTATCTCCACCAATTGGGTCCGTTGCCATATTTTCTGTTGCGGCGTCTTCTAATAATATATATTCGATATAATTTGGATCATCTTCGTATATAATATTATCGCCATCTGTTTCATCTACTAAGTATTCACCTGCTTCAGTTAATACTGCTTCTACATCACCAGTTATGCTTTCTGAAACTAAAGCACCAGATGAAGTGGTACCTATTTCTAATGATATTTGATTTTCTAATACATCCATTGTGACTGAATCCAAACGACTATCAATATCACCGACACCTGTTTCAACGCTTTCTGAAGCGTATTCCCACATAGAACATTTAAGTTTAAATATAGGAAGATCGTTGATTTGATACATTGGATCTTCGTCTTCAACAAAATCAATTTGGAAAAACTTTTTAAATCTTTCTAACCATATAATATCACCTTCTCTTGGTCTATTAATTGAAAGAGTGTTTGATGTATTGTCAACCAATACTTCAAATGTTCGTCTTGCAACAACCAAGGTTAATTCGTCTCTTACTTCTAAACCAAACTTACCAACCAAATCACCTTGACCAGCAAAACCATTTACATCTTCAACATACATTTCAATAGCGTATGCGTCTGTAAATTTATCTGTGGTATTTCCTAATACACTATCTTTAGTAATTTCTTCTCTAGGTAAATAATAGGTATCTTGACCATAGATTTTTAATTGTTCTATGATTAAATCTTCGTAAAGATTTTTTTCTGCGTGAGTTCCATGGCTGAAATAAGTATTTCTCATGGTCTACCCTATCATATAGTGTGGCGGTAATTCGTATGCTAATTGTATTTGTTCTTCAAGTCTGTTAATTTCTTCTTGGGCTTGTGTGTAAATTTGTTCGCCGTTCATTTGAACACCACCTAACATAGCTACACCTTGAAACTTAGAAAGATTTTGACCCCATTGTTTTTTAACTAACTGTATAAGATATTTTTTCAAAAAGATATCATCAAATACATCGCTGTAATTTGAACCATCTAACTTACGATAACATTCTATAATCATAAAGTCGCCTGCGTCAACATCATTTTTCCAATCCATATCAATATACAATCTATTAGTGTGTGCGTTAAATCTAACAGGTCTTTCACCAGTAAGAATATGATCTAATAAATCTAAATGTCTTAATGTCATATCATAGTGAATAATACTTGTTGATGAAAAATCATATAAGTCATTTAATCTTAATTGATATCTAACATCAAATAAATTTAATGCAGCCTTATCTGTGAAAGGAAATACTTGAACCACGGACATAACGTTAGAAGGCATAGGTATATAATTTTTACCTTCTTTAAAAATTGCCGTAACTGTGGAATCCTTACTGTCTGTTACAGTAGATAATGTTTCATCGCTTCTTGCTCTTGTAATATCATCAGCCGTAACTTGATATTTGAGATACATTCTTTCCACACCATCATAATGGTATTGGGCAAAATATTGTAGAGCCTCATCAATTCTATCTTCTACTTGATCGTCTTCTACATTTATCTCAATAACAGGTTTACCTAATGCTCTTAAGCAATATTGCTTGAGTGTTTCTCTTGTAGTTATTGGGTTATTTTGTGCCATGTTATAGTCCTTATTAGACTATTTATATTAACCTAGCGCTATAGCTTGAGCGATTGCGAAGGCAGGTGTTGTTTTAGTGTCTAATTGTGTTTGAATATTATCTGATACACCGTCAAGATGACCTATTTCAGTTGATGTAACAGCACTTACAGATACATCGCCACTACCATCAGATACTAATGCTCTTGCGTTTGTAAGATTTTCCATCTTACTAAATGCAATTGCAGCACTAGATTTGATATCTGCATTTACGATATTTGTAATTGTGTTGTTATCACTATCAATACTTTTGTTTGTTAATGTATCAGTTGTTGCCTTACCTACTAGAGTATCAGTCGCATTAGGCAACGATACTGTTCTATCAGCAGTTGGATCAACGGTTGTTAAAGTTGTTTCAAAACTGTCATTTGTCGCACCTTCAAATATCATTACAGCGTCTTCAAGTAAAGTTAATGATGTGCCAACAGTTGGTGTATTGATAACAGGACTTGTAAGAGTTTTATTTGTTAATGTGTTAGAACCTGCTAGGGTTGCAAAACTATCACTTTGTAATGCACTATTAAACTCTGATACTGAACCTGTTAGTGTATTTGTTTCTAAATCAATACTTTTGTTTGTTAATGTGTCTGTTGTCGCTTTACCTACTAGTGTGTCAGTTGCATTTGGTATTGTTACAGTACGATCAGCAGTTGGATCTGTAATTGCAAGAGTTGTTTCAAAACTGTTTGCTGTACTACCTTCAAACACAATGTTTTGTGAGAAGATACCTGCTGATGTAACCTCTGCTAAGTTACCTGTTGTAATAACTGTACCAGATACGTTAGGTAAAGTAATTGTTCTATCTGCCGTTGGATCTGTTACAGCAATTGTAGTTTCAAAACTATCTGCTGTACTACCTTCAAATACAATAGTTGGACTATTGATTGTAGGTGAATTAATTGTAGGACTTGTTAAAGTTTTATTTGTTAATGTATCTGTTGTTGCCTTACCTACTAGTGTGTCTGTTGCATTAGGAAACGTAATTGTTCTATCTGCTGTAGGATCTGTTACTGCTAATGTTGTTTCAAAACTATCTGCTGTTGAACCTTCGAATATAATAGTAGGACTTGTTAATGTTTTGTTTGAAAGTGTTTGTGTTCCTATATCAGATACAAGAGTTGCAGCACTATTACCTATTGTACTACCACCAGGTAATGTTAAAGTGTTTGTTGCACCTACTGAGTGTGGTGCTGATTGTAAAGTTTGTGCATGAGCATTTGAACTTTCACAATAAAATAAAATTTTTGAAGCAGTACCACCATTTTTTAAATCAATAACACCAGTATCAATACTAACGTTACCGTCAATTAGAACCTTACCTGTACCGTGAGGTGTTAATGCAATGTTTCTATTTGAAGCAGTTGTAACAATAGCACTCGTCTCTACATCTAAGTCACCGCCTAAACTTGGAGAACTATCGTCTGCAACATTTGAAAGACCTGCACCTGCTGCTGAACTTACTGAGGTAAATGAAAGATTACCTGAACCATCTGTAATTAAAACTTGATTACTGTCACCATCATTGTTAGGTAAAACAAAACTTATATTACCTGAAATACTAGGCGAAACTAATGAGACGTAATGTGAACCATCACTTGGATCATATAATCTTAAACCTGCACTTGATAAAGTGCCTTTTGTATAAGTTAAGT